CAAGAGACCGATTTACAAAACAACCAGTTCAACCAAAAAGACCCCCACGATATAACTTCAACGCAACAGGAAGTTTATATCGTTCCGTTCAATATGAAGTAATAGACGAACAAATCTATATTCTGATGAACGATTACGGAGCTGATTATGTCTTTGGGACAGGCTCCAAGCCATCAAGACCCGCAATAGGAAGACAAGCAATTCTGTCTTTACAAAAGTGGGTTGAAAAGAAACTCCGAAAACCAGCTCCTGAAGCAAAACGAATGGCATTTGCTATTGGTCGTCGTCTTCACAAAGTCGGTTATAAGGGGTATAATATATTCAACGAAGAGTTTAATAATGGGGTCTATGCTTTTGTTGATAATCTTTTGGAAAGACCCGAATATCAAGATGCTATTCTTCGAGAACAACTCGGAGATATTTTTGATAGAATAAATCTATTAGGAGACCAAACCTTCAACATCGCATTAGGTAGAGTATGATTACATTTTTAGCAGAACCAAATTACATAGAACCCGTATATGGAAACCTCGTTTTTCAGTTTGAGAGCACGGGTGCTACAGACCCATCAAAATACAAATACAGATATGTTGTAGATGTATTCTCAAACGAAGGGTTCATTACAACTCTTAAAATAAGCCCATCAACTGAAGGTTGGGGTCAGACAGACCTCTCCCCAATTTTGATGAACTACACCTCATCTCAACCACTTAATGTGGGTTGTAGTGGAGAGACACCAATTCACCAAATAGCTTGGGGATACTTGAACGACAATATGATTGTTTATTCAATCAAAGTTGGTGAGGAATATTCGACCACACCAAATGGAAATGTGGTGGTTTATGATGGTCTTGGAAATGTAGGAAGTCCTGGTGTATTGAGTCAGATTTCATACGCTTATAATGGGGTTAAAGAATGGTTCAACGGACAACAATTTAATTTCGAGCCATTTTATCTAACAGGACAAACTGGTAATTTCCCACAATACTCAAGTATGTTTATGACGAACTCACCGAGAACAAGGTATATTCGTTCAACGGATAATGCTGTATTGGGAGCGTTTAACTGGCAGAGTGCTTCTCCACCTTCACCATCACCTGTAGATGTATCAAAACAAATCTATTCTGCTTTATTCACTTTCTATGATATTGATAATTTAGTTATACAAACCAGTAGAAGTTATAATGTTGAAGACCTATGTGGAACTCGTCCAAATTGTGCTTGGTATGATGGGTGGTTTGACTTACCTACAAACTTCGCAGAACAACAAGTGGTTTATCTTGGAGTTGGTATTCCCAACTTGGAGGACTATCACGGAATAAATGTTCCGTCAAACACAAAATACTATAAGGTTGAATTGGAAGCAATAACGACATCTCCGACCCCACCAGACCCTTCTATTGAGGACTTTGATGGTTGTAGTTGTCATACCTACACTTATACCAATCCAAGTGATGAGGCTGAAATTACTTTTACTTATTTGGATTGTGTTGGAGTAGAACAAACCATCACCATTGCTCCTTCCACTACTGGTGAGTGGTGTGCTTGTCAGAACACAAATGTCGCTTCTCTTGACGGAGAAACCGCAACTGATAATGGTGAGTGTGAAGTTTGTGAATGTAAGACATACGATGTTTTCAACGGAAGTGAGTTTGAGAGTTTATTTTCTTACACAAATTGTAGTGGTGATACTATCAACGATAGTATTGGAGCTTTAGAAACAATCAGAGTATGTGCGTGTGAAGGTAGTGTAGAAGCTGCGGGAATGACTATCACTTTGATTGGGGCTTGTCCTATACCATTCAGTGCGGATTGTAGGAATTATGGTGTTAGTTATTCAGCATCGACTCCATACACTTATACCTTTACTGGTTGTTGTGGAACACAGCAAACCGCTCTTATTCCACCTTCAACATCTTTGATTCTTAAAATAAATTATCCAGCACCCACCCCTGCTGGTATAACCGCAACTTTACTTGGTTCAACCTCTCCTGACCCTTGTCCTGACCCACTTCCAAATACTGGAACAACTTATAGTGGTGGAACTCAAATCATCGGTAGAAATGTATGTGATGATACACTACAATATTTTACATATTATGGAGACCCTATTTTCTTGGGGGTTTTCTTCAATTTCCAAGAAACCATCTATGAGTTCATAGAAGTTGGTGGTGGTGGATTTATTGATTTGGTTAATCCATATATTTTCACAACTCAAGCACAGGCATTATCTGCGTTCCCTTGTCCTACTTACGCATCGGGAACTTGTTTTTCAGGTCTTACTAAAATCTCTGAACCATTCTATTTCTACCTCGATGAGGTTTGTTCTCAAGGAGACAGAAACCTATTCTTTATGAATAAGATGGGTGCTTGGGATTACTACAATTTCAGAGCAAAAGAAGATGTTGGTTATTCTGTTAATAAACAAGAATATCAAGCAGCACCCTTACTTTATTCTCAAGGGTGGGATACAACCTCATATTATGGTTGGGCATCGAAGAGAAATGTATGGAGCAATAATGTTGTAAAAGCAGGAGTCCTTTACACCGCACCCCTTCCACAAGCAGAGAGTATTTGGTTGAGTGAAGAATTGTTCCAATCACCATCGGTTTATCTGATTGGGGATAATGGAGTGTTAGAACCGATTGTAATAACAAATACGGAGGTTTCAGTTCCGAACTATCAAATCAACTCAACCCTATATCAAATCTCAATAGAGTATAAGTCGTCCTACGACACAACAAGACAACAACAAGAATAATATGGTTGTAGAACTATGGCTCAAATCCAACATCACGAGTGAATGGGTGAGTATGGATTTGATTGGAAATGTTAGTATATCAGTCAATAAATCGTTTGAGGAGATTGAGGATTTCACTACTCGTCAGTCAAGTTTTACAAAGACATTCAATCTACCACAGAGCTCAAAAAATAGTCAATTTTTTCAATCAGCATTTATGGTAAATGCGTCATCATTTGTGGATAGTGTTGTGGTTGATGCGATTGTAAAATATGCGGGAGCGGATGTCTTTAATGGGCAATGTAGATTAGCACGAATTATCAACGATGTTAATGGGGGAACTTATGAAATCTTTTTGACTCAATCTTTACCTGATTTCTCCACAACCCTTCAGAATATCAAATTGATTGATTTGGATTATTCAGGTATTACCCACACTTTGGATTATGATAATGTGGTTGATACTTGGAATTATACTGGTGGTTCATATAATGATTATGCTGGTATAACGGGTAAGATATTATACCCCCTCGCTCATTACGGATATGATGCGAATCTTTACTACGGAACATTTGAGGACAACTCTACTGGATTTACTAATTCATCATACCCTTTGGTTCTGAACCAGTTTGCGCCTTGGGTTAATGTGAAATATATGATAGACCAAATCTTTCAGAGGTCGGGTTTCTCATATCAAAGTGATTTCTTTGAGACAGAATATTTCAAGGGGTTATTCGCCTTGGCAAAGACAAATCAAACACAAGGGGTCAGCACTACATCAGGTTCATCAGAGAACTCAAATGTTTTTATTGCCACAACAAACACAGGATTTTTTGATTATTCATTAACTCCAAACTACGGAACAGCTTATACAGAATATTTCTATCTGAATATAGAAAATACTGACCCTCTCAATATTTTTACCCCTTCAATAAATGTATCCAACAGAGAACATTTCTTTACAGCGGTAGTGAGCGGAGTGTATAAAATGAGAGTGAATCTTTCTTTATTTACTCAAAATAGTTCATTTCCTTTGTATCTGAATGTCGCTCTAAAGGACTTGGATACAGGGACAATCTACGAACAAGTTCAGGGACTATTAGTTCTACCTACAACTGACCTTACACAATTTACTTTATATTTCAATCTCACTTTACCAGCAACAGCTCGTGTTGGATTGTTCTATTCTCGTAATCAGGGTGGGGGTTTCCCTGATGCTACTTTGGGTGTCTTTAGAACCACTATGACTTTGTATGAATCACCATCGTTGGGAGGAACAGATAATGTTTATTTGGGGGACAACTTACCTGGTGAGGTTTCCTGTTTAGATTTCTTTAAGGGTATTATTCAATTATTCAACTTGGTCTTAATTCCAAGAGGGGATAGAAACTTCGTAATTGAAAAATGGGACACCTATTTCGAGGCTGGTGATGTTTTAGATTGGAGTCAAAAAATAGATTTATCATCTCCATATTCACTTCAACCCACCAACACACTCCAACAGGAATACATCATCAGTTATAATGTTGCTGAAGATAGATTCAGTAAAATCAACAGACAAGACAGAAACCAAGAATACGGGACTTTTAGGTTCATATCCAACATTCCATACCACGATGGGGTAATTCAGGTCGTAATCCCTTTCCAACCCCTACCAGTCGCAACCTTTGATGTGGTGAGTGATAGTAGTATGATTATCCCTCACCTTTATACTTGGAATCCTGGTGCGGATACATTACCTAACCAATATACAACTTTAGGTTCAGGTATTAGAATTGGTTTCTACAACGGACTTCAGGACTTTACCATCACAGGTGCTACGAAGAACTGGTATTTGTTGAGTGGTTCAACCGCTGTGGCTCATAACACCTATCCAAGTATTTCTCACCTTTCCAACTATGAGTATGAACCTTCTACTTTTTCTGACTTAAACATCGGTAATCAGTATGACTTCTGGCAAATACCAAATGATTCATTTGTTGGATATACAGACCAAGATGTGTGGAATAACTTTTGGGCTCCAAGAGTTCAACCTCTTTATGACCCTGAAGTGAAAATATTAAGTGGAACATTTAAGCTCACCCCCACAGATATAAACAACCTTCAATTCAACGATAGGGTCTATTTTCTTGAATCGTATTGGAGGTTATTGTCTATGACCGATGCTGATATTACCGAGACGAGTTTGGTTGAATGTGAGTGGATTAAATTACCATATTACCCTGTGGAAACACCTTTGATTCCACCTACCTATGCTCCGTCAGTTCCAATCACCCCTCCGACACCATCGGCATCTACTTTCTCACACAATATCTACACAGGTAATAATACTTTGGATATATGTGCTGAAATCTCAACAATCACTTTGGTTTATTCCAACTGCTCTGTTTTGAGTGCTGGTTGTAGTGTCTTTAGTGATACAACTGCTACGACACCAATCGCAGAGGGCACAAAAATCAAACCTATTGGAGGCTCAACTATTTATCAAGTAGCGGAGTTAGGAATACTCCAAAACTTACAAAACTGCTAATAGAATATGGCTCAAAAGGAAATCGCAATTAAGTTAGGTTTTACCTCAACAGGGGAACAGAAGGTAATCAAAAATCTCGGTCAGTTAGAATCGGAACTCGCAAATCTACAAGCACAACTAAAGACCCTTGATTTTGGAACACCTGCGTTTATTGAAGCAACACAAAATATCGCTAAACTCCGTTCTGCGATTGACGATGTAGATAAAGCAACGGAGGGTATTGGTGCGGAAAAAAGGTTTAGAGCAATCGGTGATGCGGTCAATATCCTTACGGGTTCATTTCAGGTCTTATCTGGTGCGTTGGGTCTTATCATTACTGATACTGAAGATTTAGAAC